AGGCTGCTGTGCGAGCGTAGTCACTGATTTGACGACGAAGCTCAGTATCAGCAACAAGCATAAGATTGCTTGTGGAACCAGTAACCTTGAAGATAGAAGAAATCAAGGTGTTGAATGCTGATTCTGATACAGTTGCGCCATTGATGATGCTTGCAGCAGGAGTGCGGAACGAAGCAGGAACGTCGGCGGGAGCACCTGCTCCACCTGTGTCTGCTGTGGATTCAAGCCATTTGCCAAGTCCACGAAGTGCGTTGGCTGTGCCAGCACCGTTTTCTGTAGCGGAGTCTTGAACGCCAGCGATAGTTGCTTCAACGTCGCGTTTTAGTTCGCGGATAGCTTTGGCTTCAGCCTGAGCGATCTTAGCGGGACCAACGGAATCGACTGCTTCTTGCAGATCGGATACCATGTAGTCACGACGGAACTTTTGAACACGATTGCCGAGACGAGCACGGCCAGCGAATTGATCAGTGAATGCAGTAACATCAGCACCTTCAGAGATACCAGCAGTGCTGGGAGCAGAAAGGCTGTCAACGGTCCACTCAACGTTAGTTGCAGTAGCACGTTCTTTGTTTGCAGACGAAAGGATAGGAGTTTCTTCTGGAGCGAGGATAGTCAAGACATCAGTCAAGTCTTCGCGGTTAGAAACACCCGGTCCTGTATTAGTAGTATCGAATGTATTTGAGAATGACATTGTAATTAATGATTATTAATGAGTTATTGTGTTATGAGCTAGTGCTCATTTTGAGTCTTCGAAGAGCAGCAAAGTCTTTTGCATTACCCGTCTCTTTGAACCTGGCTTCTAATTCTTTTAGAGCCTTGGCAGTTCTTCCCATTCCTTTCTCGGATTGGGCAGAGGCTGGATTACCTGTTCTTGGAGGATTGAGCGTAGGAGCCTTCTTAGTTTGACCTACTGGTTTGCGTCCATATATGCTATTTGTAGCATGGGCGAACCAATAGTCCAACTGAGCAGCAACATCTGGTGCTTCACGTTTCAAGACAGTTTTTAACTTCTTGAATCTATCATCACCTACAGTAGCCTCAAATTGTTTGCGTAAGTCATTGTCATTCCCATCCAACCAATCTAGTTCTTTTTTGGCTTGCTGGTTGAATTGCTCTGTGAGCTTTTCTCCCTGTTCTTGTGCCTGAACTTGTTTTAGTTGGGCGGGAAGAAAAGTTTTCTGTGCTTTCCGGGCTTTTAATAAAGCCTGTCGAACATCCTTCTTTGTCCAATCCTTACCCTCAACTGTGGTTACTATATCTTCTGCGCCGTAGCCATCACTTTCAAAGATTAAGTCTTCAGCCCATTCAACTACTTGGTCAACCTCAGCGGATTTCTCTTGTAATTTATCTATAGTATCTAGATTCCCGTATGGGTTGTTTTCAACCTTTTTCGCTTCTAATGGGTTTGGCTTCTCTTTGAGTTGTGCCTCTAACTGAGTAAGCTTTTCTTCGGCAGCCTTGCGTTTTGCAGTCAATTCACCGAATCGAGCTACAGCACGGCTACCTAGCTTGTCTGCTAGTTCGCGCAAATCCTCCTCGGACATATCGTCCAAGTCCAACTGTGAAAGAACATCTTCGGATTCTTGGGATTCCTCGGCGGCTTCTTCAGTCTCTTCGGCTTCAGATTGTTCCTCTACCTCTGATACTTCTTCTACCTCCTCGTTCTCCTGCTCAGGGGCTTCTTGGGGTTCTTCTTCCTTGGGCTGTTCAGTCCCTGGAGTAAGCTCACCAATTCGTCGCTGTGCGAAATCCGTGACGGATATATTTGATTTGTCCACTGATATTTTACCTGCCTCAGCGTCAGCAGTTGCTATTTCTTCTGTCATAATTGATCCACTCATTAACGCCGAGCGATGGCGATAGTCGCATTATAACACAGTGCTTACATTCTATCCAAATGTTTCTTGGATAGTTCATTCCAGTTTACTAACTGGAGTATTTGGTCATAGGTAATAATGCGACCAGAAACCTGTTGTATCCCATCTACAGATGCTTCGTGTAACTCTTCAATAGTCTCCTCACGAAGCTCGTGGATCATCTTAATAAATCTAGCAAATGCTTCGTAGTTATGAAGCGTTTTAATGTCGTCTTGTATTTGCATTATCTAACTGCGGAACGCATTACTTGAACCATTCTAGGTCCCCTGGACTTAACTTGTTTGTACCAGTTGCTATCAACCATTTCATCTGCGGCCATATTGTAATCATTATTCATAAGACCCTTCTTCATTTCTACAAACTTATTTAGTTTTGTCAAGCCAAGGTTAAATGCCATATCGACCAAAGTCATCTTTACGGCTTCTGGCCTCTTGGCAAAGTTAGGATCATATGACTGTGCATCCTTGAATGCTTGCGTTAGGCTGCGGTTGTAAAGAGTCTTTGTTTCCTTGTCGGTCAACTCTCTGCCAGCAAACAACTCGTTGATGTTGATACCTTCCTGCTTAAGGAACTTGCGATTAGACGCATCTTCAAGATTGAAGCCAATCCCTATGGTGCGATTACCCTTACTGTCTTTGTAAACCTTGGGCTTGTTCCCTTCATTTAGAACAAACATATCAAAATAGCTGTTAGCTCTTTGATCCTTTACTCGTTGATTCCCAAACTGCTGGGGTGTCATGTTGTCTGCCATAATATAAGTTATTTCTTGGAGGCGTAGTTCAAATTCATATTTTCTAAAAAATTTTTTATTTGCTCCAGCCGGGAACGATGCACCATAAGGGTGTCCATTTGACCGCTAAGTCTCATGTCATGATAAACAAGCTGTTTTTCAAGATTATCAATCTTTGCCTGTTGTGCTTCAATTGTTTCAAAACATTTACTGATATCTTTATCTATCAAATAAACAGATAATGCAGTAAGCAAAATCAACGCAGGAAAAATTATATTTTTTTTAATCATACAAGCATATATGCTTTACTGCATATTCTGCGTTTGTATATCGCCCATTTGTGCAGGGGCTGTTCCAACTCTGCCAATCTGTGCATTCTGTGCTTGCTGTATTTGGAAGGTATATTGACCATTATACTTTTGAAGTCTAGCGGCAAATGCCTGATCAGACTGAAGCCTTTGTGCGACATCAGGCTGTTGAGTGTATTGCTGTATAATTTGTAGTGCAATTTGTGCTCCAGCGGGTCTAGCCGGCATCTCAATACCTGCAAAGATTTTAGCCAAGTCATCTGTAACTTGCTCAACGATTTGTTGTTGTGCGGTTTCAACTGGCTGTAGAACGGCATCAGCCATAACAGGATCAATGCTTGCGGCAGCTACATCTAGTAGATTATCTACGTTTAGACGGTTGTTGGCGTTTAACTGGTTGAGTGCTACAAATTGCTGTAGTTTCTTTTCTACAGTTTCTGGGTCTGTGTTCTGCACATCAAAGTTAATTAGTATGTCAAAGTTTTCATCTGGGTTGCCCTTGTCAAAGACTTGTGGATCTGGCACACCTGTAACACGGAAAAAGACTTCATCTGGTCCAAAGCGTTGGAAACACTTGTAAGCCATCTTGATTACCTCGGCAGTATGGCTAAGGAACTTGTCTACTAGAAACTGCTTGCGTATCTGACTAATCTGAGCACCCTCATCCAATCCAACTAGTTTGTCGGCTAGGGTCAGCAACGTGTCTTCCATCTCTATTGATCCAGTAGGAGGTGGAGGCGTTGGAGCAAAGTCTAGATCACCCTTACGGCGATACGGTATCAACCTACCTGGACCCCAATCGTTGGGAGCTTGCCCTACTGGGTGTAGAATCGGAGGCAGAGTTGCCAAACTGTTCCTGTCTACCCTTGAGTCGCGCTCAACCTTCACTTGGTTTTGTATGCCGCGAAGAACGGATGGAATAGTCGTTGTGTCGTATAGTCGCTTGCTATCCTCAGATAGCTTTGTAACTACCACCGGGTAGTCTTCGTAGCCATTAAGAAGTTCAAACTTGGCATAACCTGGCACTTCCTCGTTACCACTGAACTCCTTGTGGAATACTGTGCAATAGATGCCTTCTGCGCCATCTTCTTGGTCAATTAGGCGTTGATAGGCGTAGCAGATTTCAACTAGTTCATCAGCCTCGTAAGCATTGTCTGTTAGGCTTAGGCTGCGACGACCTTCTTGTTCGCGCTCGATAGAGTCAATGTTTACACCCCTATACTTAGATATGATGTAATCTACAAAGTCTTCGTCCCATCCGTCTGTGACTACCTTGTTTTCTAGTTCTTGTGGGGTGTAGTAAGTTTTCCAGAAGCAGTAGGGTGCTCGCTGTGGATCAGTAACATATGGAGGAAAAAAGAAGTCACCATCAGGGGCAAGTGTTTTAACGTCAGGGGCATTGACCTGTCTACGAACGATGGGAAGCTCTGCTACTCCAGTCTTTCTTAGGTCACGCAAAGCCTTCTTTGCTCGTTTCTTGGTTGTTCCTTCAAAGGTTGCTTGAAGCAAGGCAGTCAGTTCGTCGTCATCGTTACCGTTCTGTATTGCGTCAGCAACAT